CTTATTAATCTGGCAGAAGGGCCTACAAAATTGGACTCAGAGCTTGCTTCTACTTCATTTATACTGAATATCATTGCTACGCTATCTATTACTATAAGACCAATATCATCTGCTTGTGCTAGTTCGTAGACGCTGTCTACTCCGTGTTCTCCGTAAAGAGGCTCAAATAAAATTAGTCTATCCATATTAGTTATAAATTTTTCAGCCCATGCTTTGTTAAATCCTTTTTCAAAATCTACGTAGACACATTTATACTCGGTTGCTTTAAAATAACTGTCGATAATCTTGTAAGAAAGAGTGCTTTTTCCTGAACTCTTAGGTCCCCAAAGCACTGTAAATTTGTTTAGTGGAATTCCACCTGTCAACAAATCGACTGTAAACACACCTGTTCTCAGTTGAACAATATTAGAGGTGCTGGATGCTTTTTTGATAGTATCTGGAAACTTGGATTCTAGAGTTTGAATGATTTTGTCTGAGCTAATCATTCTATTCCCCACTCCTTCAATTTTTCGTCCATCTTAGTTTCTACGAATTTAGCAGCTTTTTTGTACATTTTATTGATATTTTTCTTAGTACAAGGAACAGTCAACCCTATTCTAAATTTCAGCATTTCCATGTTTCCTACGTTTATTGTCCTGCCAAATTCATAAGTAACATAAGCCATGTCTTCTGTAGCAGGAGTATCTGACGGAACTTGCTGAATATCATCGTTTTGTATTAACGTTGTCTGTACCGTTTTGTTTTTTGTAGATTTCTTTGACATAATTTTCTACCTCCCTGGGCTTAAAATGTGGGTATTTTCTAAAGTGATAATAAGTTTGTTCCAATATGCTTCGGGGAACCCATCTTAATCTTATAAACTCTATACATAAGTCCGCCAGAAATGTGAACATTCCATATGATCTCAATACCTTCTTACAAGGGCTTCCTTTGCTGCTCCAGATACGAGCTACAGGTCTTCCATTGTACTCGCCGTAAGAGTGCTTTATTCGCTTCGTCCTAAAAAACCACAAATTTATTAATCCATCATCTGCTCTTCTCAATAATTTGGAATCTACTGTAGGCATCTCTCTTTTTCCTCTTCCAATAGTTATTAGCTTGTTTACAAAGTACATCAACAACGTCAAACACCATAACTGGTTTGTTTCCTGTGTACCTACTAAGTCTTCCAATAGCTTGTGTAACATTAGAACGAGGAGTAGCAAATATCACACAGTTTATTTCTGGAGCATCAAATCCTATTCCAGCAGCTTGATATGTTCCAAAAATAATATCCTCCTTACCAGTGTAAGTTTTTTTAGAGCCAGTTAACCAGGCAATGTTCTTGGTTTCAACCAGCCTGGCATACTGATCTAATAATGCCAAAGAGTCGGAAAGAATGAGTACTTTATTTCTTCTTTTTACTGCTGTGTCTGCTAGTTTAGCTATTAGCCTATTTCGTCTTGGAACATCCAGTTTTTCATTATACTTACTTCTAATAAACTTGTTTCCTCTATAACATCCTCTTCCAGATGTTTTGGGGTCTGCATACTCAATTTTAATGACTTTAAAATCTTTTCTTTCTGCTTTGTAAGAAGCTAAAATCGGCCCAATATGCCATTTAAATATATAAGTTTTACCATCTGCACGAGTAGGAGTAGCAGACAGCCCTGTTCTTATTTTGGGATTAAACTTAGGAGCTGTCTCAGAAAACTTTTCCGCTCCCATAATATGGACTTCATCGTAAATAATATGCCCAAAAGTTTCTGGAGGAATAGAAGCATTAAGCAGAGTTTGGATCATAGCTACTGTAATAGGTCTGTAGTCTCTTACAGATTGTTGGATTAGCCCTGGTTCTTGCCCTGTAAATTTTCTTATAGCTTCTAACCATTGATTCCTGATAACTTCTGTATGTACAACTATCATGGTTTTGTAACCCAAAAGACAAGCCAGAGCTATTCCAACAACTGTTTTACCAGTGCCTGTCGGCATTTGAATAATTCCACCATAAGGAAACCGTTTAAGGTTTCGCATGTACATATCTATGACTTTTTGTTGATAAGGACGCAACTTTCCAATAAAAGGGATATGTATCGTTTCCCATTTTCCTTTTACAGGAGGATATTTAGTTTGGTTTATATAGTAGCGAGGAACTCCGACTCTGCCGTATTTAAACCGCATCAGCGTGTAACTACCTTTGTTAGTTCCAAAGAAGTTAACACGCTGAACGGTTAACTTAGCTTTGTCTTCCTCCGTCAACTCTTCTTTTGGGATGTAAACCAGCTCTTTAACTAAATAGCTCTTCGAGGTCATCGCCTTCCTCTTCTTCCTCAGATTCTGGCTCAACACCCTCTTCCTCCTCTTCTACGGTATTAAATATATCATCAATCTCTTCGCTTACATCTTCCTCTGATCCAACAATTGTCGTGTCAATACCTAGTGCTTCTAATTCTTCGTCCGTAGGAGGAGCAAGTACCGTTTCATAATCAAACGGTTTATTATCTTCAAATTTTCTCAAATCTATCTTGCCCAGAATTTCGAAATAATTACCGCAATTAGGGTCATTAGCTGTATACCGCTTAACCCTTGCTACTAAACCCCTAAGTTTTTTGTGTTTCTTTTTGACATCCTCCAAGAAGTTTATTGCAGAGCCCTTAAGTGGAAGAAGTACTTTTCTATTCTTTACTACCTTGCCGTCACTGGTAGTGAATTTTCTGCCGTCGATTATGCTGTAATAAGCAGTATAAGTAGGCCTGTACCCTTCCTTGCAAACAGAGCATGGCGCAAAATCGTCTGTACAGGTTATGTAGTTACCCCACTTTCCTCCTATTTTTAGATTGTGTTCCTTGATATAAAAACCGTCGGAATCAAGAAAGACAATCTTTGCCTCTTCTCCTGGCTGTAGCCAAAAACGAGGAGCGTATTTTTCTTTCCTCTTTTCTGCTATCGCATCTAATTTCCTTTTTTCCTCAAAGCCTTCTCTGCCTTTTTTGAACCATGAAGAATTTTTTCCTGACTTGCTTGTTCTCTTTTTAGCCATTTCTAAACCTCCTTGATAGTTGATAAAACTTTTTTAATTAGCTTTTTTTCGACTGCTTCTGCTGGGTCATTGCAGCCTTTGTAATTAGTAACCTCGTAGAACTTTATATAATCTTTTAGTTTTGTATAAACCCTTTCCTTTGCTTTCTCACCTCCTTTGTCGTTGTCAAAGAATAAAATCATTGTTTTGGCTTCACACTTTCGAAGCGTTTTTAGTTGAGCATTGCTTATTTCTGCCCCACCGCTAGCCCACACATTTGCTATTCCGTAGTCAAATAGAGCAAGCAAATTTCTCTCTCCTTCTACTAAGATTAAGGGCTTGGAAGGGTCAATAGAACGATGGTAACCAAACCACACTCCGAGACTGTGGGGCATCGTGCCTCCCAGCTCTTTATAAAATCTGTACTTCATATTTTCTTCAATGTATTTATCTTTGCCCAAGTATCGTCCTTTTAAGGCTACTACTCTGTTGTTATAGTACCGAATCGGTATTACAAGTCTTCTCTCGCTGGCATCATAGCGTAGTGAAAACACGTGAATTGTCCTCATGGAGAACATATTTCCTTTGTATAAGGGAAAAGGAATGACGTTGATATACTTTGGCTGGCGAGGCGAAATACCACAAAATAGTCTTGGAATAAATTCATAAGACGACAGCATTGCTTTTAACGTTGGGTCTTTTACACCAGTTATCTTCTTCCAAATTCTGGGTAAATCACGGATGTGCCCTTTAGTACCACAGGCAAAGCAATTGAACACGCCGTTGTTAGTGTTTATTCCAAAAGAAGGATGCTCATCCACTCCGTGTTCATGTGTCCACCTAGCAAAAGGGCAGGAAGCTCTTATCCAAACAGAGGGTTTGGATGTATCGTATTTAATCTTCGTGCAACCCAGATACTTCAAGACTTCCAGGAATAAGTTCACGTTTGCTGGCACATTTCCCATAGTTTGCAATCTCCTTTCTTGTTGGCTCTATGTACCATTCTCGACAATAGTCCATGTACCTCTTCCAATCTTCTTCGGTAAAAAACTTGTCTGGCTCACCTACTAATGCAAATACAATAAGCGTTTCTAGGATGTACGGACTAACGTCCATAACCCTATCGCCTAAAACAAGAAGAAAAGCTTTCAGCATTCTACGCTGTTTTTTGTTTAGTTTGACTCTTAAGGTTTTCTTTATTTTCATTCTAACGGTGACTCCGCTTCAACTTCTGAAAAATCCATTCGTTCCCAATCCCAGTGGATTTGGAAGATACAATTTACGCCTTCTCTGTTTGCTATAGTTTCGACTGTTTTTACATTTGCTCCTTCTTCGCCATATATGCTCATGGCTACGGAGCAAAGCTGTGACAAAGCGTCAGTTAAATGTATGTGTTCAAGTCCACCAGACTTTTTCTCCTTTGGAGCTTCTCTGTTGAATTGGAACGAAACTACCAAAGGTATGTTAAAATTGAGTGCCATTAGTTTTAATTCTTGTGCGATTTCACTGGCAACCTCCCACTTTGCTTTATATTTGCTGTTAATTTTTATCAAATACCCTCCATCTATAAACACTAAATTAGGTTCGTGTTCATCTATTAACACAAATATGTCATCAATCGTGTGACGGAATTTTCCGTCAACATAGATTAGAGGAGGCGCATTGGTCTTTGATTCCTCAATAGCTTTTTCAGCAAAGGTTGAAATCTCACCTTTCTTTACAGCCTCAAATTTGAGCTTGTGCGCCATAGCAATAATTCTTTTTGCTTGTTGCATTAATCCCATTTCCATTGAGATTAACATAGCTTTATAACCAGCTTTGCTAGCTTGATAGGCCGAGTAGACCATTGACATGCTTTTGCCCTTCTTGGGCCTCGCTAAAATTAAATTTAAGTCTCCAGGCTGATAGCCTTCTATAGCCTCATCGAGGCTTTTCCATCCAGTCGGAATTCCAAATGGTAGGCCAATCTTAGCCCTTCTTTCTCTTACGTACCCCAAAAACACATCGACTAATTCGTCGAACATATAGACGCCATCATCCGTCTTTTTCATAGACCTGTATCGGTCTGTAATTTCTTTCATTATTCGTAAAGCACTATCCAGGTCGTGTTTGACCAACGCTCCTTCAATTTGTTTTGAGGCTTCTACTAAATCCTCCTTAAATTTCCTTTCGATACACCTTTCAAGTAGCAAGTCAATTGGTGTATCTGGTATAAGAAGAGCTTCCTCATCGAGCAGTTCTGCTAAAGTTGAAAGTCGAGGTAATTCGTTGTATTTGTCTACATATTTTTTGATTATATGGTAAGCTTCTCTCTCGTCTTCAATGAAAACGTTTTCACTCAGCTTTTTGAACAGCTTTATGTTGTCTTTCTCTACTATCGCTGTGAGCAGTTTTAAACCAACTGACATTACTTACCCTCGACTATCAAGTAAGCGTTTGACAGTAACATATCTGCATAGGCAACGCCCAGTGTTTGTTTAAGTACCAGCTCGTCATAAGCGTTTACGACTATTTCCTTGTCTTCGTAAACCATCACCATCACTTCTTTTGGGTTGAATACATTCGTAAGTGCCGTGTCTATGAAAACTATCTTTCCTTTGCAGTCTGGGTACACGGATAAAACTGCTGCGTCTGTCCTCCCTTGTCTACGTATCTTTAAGGCAATAATTGTAGAAATCAAAGCTCTCTTTTTCTCATTGTATTGCCCTATTATTACTACCTGCTTTGCGTTCCTGGCTTTTTTAAGCATATCCAGGTCAAAATTATAGGCCAATGGGTTCCCCAAAGGAATTCTTCGGAGTTTTATTAGCTTAAGAATCTCGACTTGCATTAGTAGACTCCTCTTTCAGTTGAAAGGGTTGCCTTAGATAGTGCGAGGTGTTTTATGTCTGAATAATTGAAACAAAATGAAATGATGCCACAGTCGTACCGTGGCACAAATTTTCTCAATGTCTCAAAGTTGGTAGCAGCAAATGTAATAACTGAAGGCAAATCTTTGTCAGAGTAACTGAGGAATTTCTTTAATATTGCTTTGGTCTTGTAAGTATTAGGCGTAAACTTAGGAGCAACATTCTGCATTTTGTGAGCAAGATACCAATACTTCTGGAAATCTGCTTCTGACCATCCTTGTCTTTCGTATTTCTCTTCAAGCTCCTCTAATGCTTCAACCAAATCCAACATTTTTTCTCTCCTTTCATCATTTGATATGCGAAAATATAATTCGTCAAATAAAATTTGTCAAGCAGAAAATTTCGATTGACATTTTTGTTAGTGATGATTATTATTTAGATGATTTCTCCAGTTCCTCCTTTCATTAGCGGCTCTATTGGGTCGCAGAACAGTTTCTTTCAAAGGCCTCAAATGAGGCCTTTTTATTTTGGGATTTTGGACCCCCCTCGGACTTAAGCGGGCCTGCTAGCACTTAACGGACTCCCATTTATAT